TGCAGTCCAAAAGATTGTAAAGCAACTGAGTCAGCACATCGCAGTAGGTTGTTATAGATCAATGGTAGATCATTTCTCTGTTAAAGAAACTGCTGAAGGTTCAAATCCTTCTAACAAATCAAAAACGCAAAGACTGACTCGGTCATATGTGAAAGACATCTAATACTTAGGCCGCAAGGTAACTAAGTCAGACGTAGCTCGCAAGGTGAAATCTGTTTATGCTGGAAGTTTCGTAAGTTGTTAGCGCAACTGAATGGCTCGCAAGGTCAACGGAGTAGATGGCGTAGAATAGCATATGGCGACGTGACTAATGCCTGTCACTAAAAACGGCGATGTTGACAACAGACTAGGATACCTAGCAATAGGGCTTAGTGGAAGTCGGAAGAAAGCAGACTCGCAAGGTTTGTAATAATGTCCGAGGTGTTGTTCGGTAAGCATGTATTCTCAGTGCTCCACTATACTAAAACATATTGACAGCGCGGTCCTTTTTAGGGTAGCCAAGCGGGTTAGTGTGTTTCAGTATAGTATTTTATGGTCCGGTACCAGAGTGTTTAATGGCACCGATTGCAAACCGGTTGATTCGTTGGTTAAAATCCAACTCGGACCTCCATTTCTTAGTTGCGGGAATAGCTCAGCTGGTAGAGCACAACGTTGCCAACGTCGAGGTCGTCGGTTCAAGCCCGATTTCCCGCTCCATATTAACTCACTTAGGAGGCTATCATGCCCTGGATTGAAAACGTTGCGGCTGATGATATCCCTAAGAGATTTCATCACGAAGCAGGCCCAAACAGTATGTTGATCAGTATTACTGATCCAGCTAGCTGGCGTCCTACCCCTAAACATCAGTTTAAGGAAATACACAACTTTGAGTTTCTCGACGTAGAAAAGAACGACGAGGTTCTTGAAGAATCAATGAAGTGCAGTCAAGAGCAAGCTAACGAACTTGTTCGCTTACTGCAACACGCCCTGGCTAATAACATGAACGTAGTAGTGCATTGCTTTGCAGGTATCTGCCGTAGCGGTGCAGTATGCGAAGTTGGTGTTATGATGGGGTTTGCTGACACTGGACGTTTTCGTAGTCCTAACTTACTTGTAAAGCATCGTATGATGAAAGCATTGGGTTGGACATATGACGAAGATGAAAAGCCAAACATCGACGACTGGAGAACATTCAAGTCGATCGATTAAATAAATGCGTGGGTCTTTAGTATAACGGCAGTACTGCGGTCTCCAAAACCGTTAGTGGGGGTTCGAATCCCTCAGGGCCCGCCAATTACGGTTCTTAACTCAACTGGATAGAGTGCTGGTCTTCGAAACCGGAAGTTGGGGGTTCGAGTCCCTCAGAGCCGGCCAGAAGACCTTACTAGAAAGGTTAAGATGTTTAAAGTAATAGGTAAAGAAGAAACCCTGAAGGTTCTTACACTAAGCGAAGCAATGAATGTTGCCAAGCATATGAACGAGTTTGTGACTATCAAAGGTCCTGACTTTGAAATTGTAGGAATGTTCGGCGTAGACAGCATCAAAGATGGACTATGTCCAGATGGTGTTAAATACGATTGGAACAAGGCTAGTAGAATTGGCCGTGTTAAAAAGGAAAGAGTATGAAACGAGTAATCGAGATTAGAGCCGCAGAAGGCGGCGAAGACAGCAAGTTGTTTGTAGCTGATCTAGCACAAGCATACACTAAGCTAGGATCTAAACTCGGTTGAACTACCCGCCTGATAGATGTACGTCTTGGCGAGTGTTCAATTGAAGTCCAAGGTTTAGATTTATCCGGCTTGTATAATGAAAGTGGGGGACACAGGATACAGCGTATTCCTCCCACAGAGCGTAAAGGTAGGGTCCACACAAGTACCGTTACCGTAGCGATCATTGATCCTTCCGTTGTGAAAACGACTATCCCCCTGACGGACATGAAGGTTGAATGGTACAGCGGTACTGGTGCTGGTGGGCAACACCGAAACAAGCATCAAAATAGTTGTAGAATAACTCATATCCCAACAGGTATAGTTGCTACAGCACAATGTCGAAGTCGACAAAATAGCTACAACGAAGCACTTGAAAACATACAACAGCGAGTTGACCAAATTCAACAAGCCGTGTATAATAATAGTGTTGCCAGCGACAGAAAAGCACAAGTAGGAAGTGGTATGCGTGGAGATAAGATCCGCACTTATCGCTTTCAAGATGATACAGTTAAGGATCATGTCACTAACAAATCATCTACTACCAAGCGAGTACTAGCTGGAAATATAGACTTATTATGGTAACGTAGCATAATGGTAGTGCGCCTCCTTCATACGGAGTCAGGTGTAGGTTCGAATCCCACCGTTACCACCACAATATAAATAATGCATCAATGGAGCATGTATGCGATTATTTGAAGTTAACCCACACAATTACGATAGCGATATCGACTATTACGATGCACTAAGAGCACGTAATAAGCCTAAAGCATTTGACCCTGACGCTGAGCCACGTTTAAGCCCACGTCAGCAAGATGCAAACGACGAAGATGCTATCAGTCAAAAGCGTCAGCAGGCACATAAAAAGTTCCAAGAAAAGCGCACAGTAAAGTGGGTTGACCAAGAAGGCGAAGCTCCTAATGGACAGCGTTTCAACAAGATGTTTGTTGTAGATGCAGTTGACGAAGCTACAGCCGCACACGAAGTTTATCTTTTTGACAAGCACGAATGGGGTGCTAAAAAGATTGTAGATATTCGCCGCTCTAAAGGCGAAAACCCAGAGCTACCTGTACGTTATAAAATGTACATTGTAGACAACCACAAGCACGGTACATGGAAGCCATTTCCAGGCGAAGAAGCCAAGGGCGGATCTAGCCCAGTACCACCAGTACAAGACGAATAATCAGAGTACTTAATCCTCTTCTATTTTGGTAATAGATTGGTTGGCTGAGCGTATTCGAATAAATACTTCTATACAAGACTATCGTCTTTTAGAGGAGACATTCGATGACATACTCAGTTATTGTTCATACTACTAAGCCTGCAGACAAAGCATGGTGGGGTCCTGCGAACGCTACAAAAAGCGCCGCAATCCGTGCCGTGACTCATGCTACTGCTGGTCTAATCTCTAGCACAGGGGCTCAAAGCCCAGCTGATGCTAACGTTTGGGTAGTACACCAGTTATGGGACAGCAAAGCATCTTACGATGCCTATGCCGCTGGCCTAGCAACTAACACATATTATCAAGAAAGAAACGCCTATGGCGAGGCCAACGGTTTCGTGACTACACGAAGCATGGCTAACATCACACTAGCATAAGAGGATTGAAAATGCAAAAAGTACACGTTCGTTGGGTTATTGCTCATGAGCCAATCGGCCTTTTCCTAAAGGTCGCAGAAAGCTTCGCTAAAGAAGTAAATGAAAAAACATACGGCATGTTTGATATTGAAGTTCTTTCACTATCTGACTATGCAGAAAAGTACAACAAGGGTCAGAAAGTTTCTAAAGACGACCTAATGCACTTGATCGATACTGGTGCTATTGAAATGAGCCACATCTACACAACATGGTTGGCTGATTACAACAAAGACCTACACGCTCTAGATCTTCCATTCCTATTCCAAGACCACAGCCATGCTGACCGCGTCTTAGAAGGTGCTATTGGTCAAGAACTATTAGCTGGTGTAAGCAAGCGTTCAAACATCCACGCAATGAGCTTTACATATAGCGGTGGCTATCGTGTTGTTCCAGCTAACTTCGAAGCTGACAGCGTTGAAGCTTGGGCAGGCCGTACAGTTCGTACAAGCCGCAGTCCAGTAGCTGTTGAAACATTCAAGTTACTAGGCGCTGAGCCAAAAGAACACATTGCTCTAGAAGAAATGAACCAAGCCGCTGACGCTGGTGTTATCGAAGCTGGTGAATCTACATACGTTCGCGTATTCCCTCTAGATCAACACAAGAGCTTCAAGGTTGTTAACGATACAGCACACAGCTTGTTCCTAACATCTATCATTGTTAACAAAGACTTCATGGGTCAGTTCGACAAAGATGTACAAGAGATCATGGCAACTGCCGCTTTCAATGCCGCACGTAAAGAGCGTCGTGAATCAGTAGCTGACATTCCAAACATCCTAGCACAATGCGAAGCAGAAGGCGTTAAGGTTGTACGTATGTCCGCTGAAGAAGAGTGCAAGTTCAAAGCCGTTACTGCTGAAGTATACGAGAAGTTTGACAACTACTTCACAGCTGGTCTAGTAGACAGCATCAAGAAAGCCTAATTAGCTTTATCCCCCAAAACCCGCTTCGGCGGGTTTTTTCTTATCTGAACACTCTATTAAATACAGCTACAATTTTGTAACAACAAGATTGGCTATATAGAGAGAGAATATGTTCAAAACTAAATTTTATGAAAAGGCTATGCGTAGTTTGGGTAAGGTCGTTACCTGGCGCATCCTTGTTACTATCACGAACTTTGTTGGTGGTTACCTTGCATCTGGATCATGGATGGTCGGCTTAGGTGTAGTTAGCTTTGCGTTGGTAGTTAACAGTATCCTTTACTACTTCCATGAACGTGCATGGAACCGCATTGATGCAGGTAAAGAAGTTAAAGAGGACGAGGTACCAGCATGAAGAAGTTATTAGCAACCTTGTTGCTAGCAGGTATTACTTGTTTGGCACAGGCAAAGGAAACCATTACAGTTATCTACGCATTTGGTGTAGGTGATCCGATGGCCAACTATGATAGAGCTTTAGTAGACGAGGCTAACAAAATTCAAGACAAGTATACATTCTTGTTTGACGTCAAGCCAGGAGCAGGAAGTTCTATCGCGGCAAACTATGTAAAGAATACACCTAACACAGTTCTAGCAACTAGTGGTGCATTTTGGGTACGTCCTAACTTTTATCCTAACGAAAGTCATAGCACCGCAGACTTCAAAGGCATCATGCCACAATGTGATGATGCTATGAGCATTGCTAGTTCAAAGTACAAGACACTTAAAGACATTCCTACTGACAAGCCACTTAACATGGCTATCACTGGACTTGGTGTTGTTAGTCACTTGATCGCAGTAAAATTCACAGAGAAGTATCCTAACGTACAGT